TTCTCACCCTGCATCTGCGGTTACGCAAACAATAAGGCCGACCCCCTTACGAGGATCGGCCCGGCTACACGGCACTCCTGCGTTAGCCTAAATGTCGATAGGTTCGTCGGTGGCTACGACGGCCTCTGGTTCGGTGGCCTTGGCTTTCTTAACGGCTTCCTTGATGGCCTCAGCTGCGGGCTGGACCGGCTGGCCCTCAACCGTGCGGTGGCCGTACTCGGCTTCGTTGTCCTTATGGATGGCTTCCTGCACGTCACGCGGCAAGCGGGGGAGCCACTTGGCAAGGCGCTTGAAGGCGGTCTTCTTCCACATCTCCATCGGGTAGGTCGCCCAAGGACCGGACGCACCGGAGCGGCTGGCCTTACGGATGGCTTCCACTTCGGCTTTGCTCATCTGAATGGCGGCAGTCTCACCGTCCTTGAAGCGAACCATAGCGTAGACCGCGTAGGCTTCGCCCCGATCCTTGGACAAGTCCACGACGTGCTCTTCGACTTTGCCCAGGTTGAATCGGTACTTGTCATTCTGGCAGACGATGTCGGCGTGGATGTGGGCCACTTCGCCGGAGCGCATGACCAGCGCAAGGATGCCCTTGTAGTCGAACTGCAGGGTAGCGTCGTTACCGTAGGGGATGAGGTGGGCGTGATGGCCGTCTGGCATCAGACCCCACTGCGCGGCTTGCAGGATGACCGAGGCCACGCTGGCAGGGGTGCAATCCCACAGCTTCGGGTTCTTGTTACAGGCGGTGATCACGCAGCGCATGAAGCGGCTGGCGTCGTCGGCGTTGGGGAGGGCCTTGGCGACCTGCTCCTGGAGGGACTGCGAGCGGACAAGCTCGATTGTGTTCTTTGGCTGGACTGCGGGTGTGCTCATGGTGGGAAGGGTTAGACGTTGAACTTAGATAGGTCCACCTCGATGACACCGGGGCCGGTCTTGTGAGGCCAAGCGGCTGGGTCGATACCGAGCGTGGTCTGGTAAGCGGCCATCAGGTCGAGGCCCTTGCGGTAGCGACGGCGTCCGACTTCGATATCGGCCTCGGTCATTACGAACACTTGGACGAAAATCTCTGGGGCGTCCTTCCCTTCGATGGCGATGAAGGCAAAGCCGATGGGCTTGCGCTTGGTCATGGCCTCGATGCCGTCAATATACAGCGCACTCTGCCTGTCGTAGCCAAACTCCCAGCAGCTACGCCTAAAAGCAAAGTGCTCTATGGATGGGGTCGTTTTTATGTCTACGAGCAGACCGTCTTCGCGGTAGCGATCAGGTCGGCAGCGCATCGGGATGCCGGTGGCCTCGTCAGTCCAGAAGTAGGACGACTCATTGACTCCGGCTCCAGCCAGGAGCGACGCGGCTTCGGGGTCTTGCTGGACGGCGGCGGCGATGGCGCTCAGTTGGGTGAACTCATCGTGGCTTACGATCTCTTTGCCAATGCTCGCCATTTCAAACTCTTCTTCGCGGGCCTTGGCTCCCTTGCCCTTGTCGAGTCCTTCGGGCATCACGGCCCATTCGGTTCCGACGAGCTGAGGCTCAAGGATGATAGTGTGAACAAGCGAACCCCAGCGGAGGGAAGGGGTCTTCTTGCGGGGCGTGTTCATGAGTCGGGGAGACTCAAGGAAGCGGGACAGTTTTGAGTTACTGACCGCCGGGCTGGCGTGGTATTCTTTATTATTCATGTGCGGGGGAAATTGGTAATACTTTGTTTTACTTGTCGCCTCGGATGCGGGGGTGACGCATTGAGCCATCGGGCGTCTTGCTCTGGAACGTGACCTCAAGCCAGGAGCCGATGACGGTGTCGCGGTTCGCCCAGATCGTGCGGCGCTGTTCGTCGGTGAAGCCACCGCCCACGCGGATAAGCCGACCGTTATTCTCAACGACTACGTGGCCCATCGTGCCAGCCAGACGGCCTTCGCCTTCATGGACGGAGACTACCGGGCAGTCCTCAGCGTCCACGGCCTTGACCTTGAGCCAAGCCGATGAGCGTTTGCCCTGAGCGTAAGGAGCGTCTGCGTCCTTAATCATGGCTCCCTCAAAACCCTGAGAGACGAAGCGACGGAACGCATCGTTAGGCGAGATGCCCATGAAGGACTCCACCAGTTGGACTTTCTCGGAGTAAGTGAAGCGAGCCATCACGGTGCGGCGCTCGCGGTAGGTTCCGACATCGTCGGGAACGTCAAGCAGCCAGAGGAACGCGTCCTCGGCAGGGTCGTTAGAGCGGACAGCACCGACCGAGTCGTAGAAGTCCTGCCCGGAGATGGCCTCACAGTCGAAGGTAAACACGCCGTGCTTGCTGGCAGTCTCGGCAAACCATTCGCCAAGGTGTGCAAGGGAGTTCAGCGGGTTGCCGTTGCGGGTCTTCATGGCGACGGCAAGAGTCTGGCGGCAGACTTCCACGATCACGCGAACTCCGTCAATCTTCGGCTCCACTGCGTAGGACTCTGGCGTGATGCCCTTGTAGGGTCTGGCAAGCATAGCCTGGGACAGCGGGGCCTTGGCTTCCTTACGAGGGCCAACCTTGAAACTAGGCTGGTTCTCAATCATGTTAAAAATGAACGCGTACAGGTCGGCGTTCGGGTCGGAGGGTGTGCTCATGTTGTGCGGGATACGTCAAGGTATGCCCGGCCATAGGTGCTCCGTCAAGGGGGAATCAGCCCCCTGCCTAGAATCCCCTAGGAGGTGGGGGTAGGGGTCAGGACGGCTGTCTACCCCGCCAGACCCTTAAACCCGCCGCCACGGCCACGGCAAGGCATCCAAATGACAGGGCCAGCCCTAGGTCACGGACGGACTGCAGGGCTAGGGTGGCCGAGGACATATTCTTTTCCAAGGTTTCCGAGTCTGACCGTAACTTACCCCCATCGGTCACCAGCATAACCATGGCGTCGGTGTTCTGCAGCTGGTCGAGGACGAACCCTGCAGTGTAAGCGGTCGTCACTGAGGCCAGACCGGCAAAGGATACCAGCAGGCAGACGGCCAGCAGTAGGTTGCCCTCACTTGCGCTTAGATCGTTTGGCTTTGCCATTGGGTTTAGGCTTGGACACCTTCTCGACCTCACGCTCGGCTCTGTTTTTTATCCATCTTAGACCCGCGTCTAAAGCCTCTGGACTAGAATAAGCCAGTGCCCCGATTGCTCCCATCCGAAGGCCGGGGCTGGCGATGTAATCGGTCAGAACGTAGCCCGACATACAGGCTACCAATGAGGCCACGCACACGCGGCGAGCCACCCATCCCCACGAGTGCTTCTCTTCTGAGAGCATGAGTCTGGACGCCATTGAAAACGCGCCGATGGTAGCCGCCACAACGCCGTCTTTCAGTTCCTTCGGTATGGACTCAGGGTCAAGGGGCGCGCTCATTTGCGGAGGGTCGAGGTCAGTAACGCCAGGTTAGCCACGGCATAGCAGGCAAACATGAGACTCATGGGGTAGTTCTTAGTAATGAAAAAGTGAGCGATGCCCGCAGACGCATAAGCGAGCGAGGCCATCGAGGGGACGCCGATCGTGAGGAACGTCTCGACCGTGATCGTCATTGAATCACAGTTCTCCGGTAGCCAAGTTTCCACATGGCTGATGCAATCCTGTTGGCGGCTTTCTCGACAGCCTCTTCGTCTAGGTACGGCAGCGCGTCGTGGAGTAACTCGTGGGCGACCGTGTCTATCATCTCCTCTTCCGACTGCCTGGGGTCCACGTGAATGTCGCCAGTTCCCTTCCAGCAGTAGCCGAAAGGAGTCGGACACTTAGGATCGTGGGTCGGCTTAACCCTGCCTAGGACGCGGAAGGTGAAGTGAGGCTCGCCGTATTGGACGGCAGGCGGGTCAGACTTGGGGCGGGGGCTGCTCATCGGGTTTGTTGTTGGCGTCTTTGACCTTATCCCAGAGATACCACAGCCCAAGGCCAGCAGCCAAGGCCAGAGCGGTCCCGACGATGTAGGAGAAATACTCAGACTCCACGATGAAGGGGAAAGCCCCAATGGCTCCAGCTGAGAGAAGCAGACTCACGCCCACCTTGGGACCTAGGAACGCCATTGCCAGCGCACCGGCTACTGCCGTCCCGACTGCGGCCAGAGTCCAAAGGTTTGACGCGGCTTCCCGCTTCACGCGCTCGACTTCGGCGGTGAGTTCCTTGATGCGGGCGTCCTTCAGCTGAGAGACGCGGGCGGCTTCCTTCTGGTCGGCCTCGAGCTTCTCCCAGGCTAAGGTGACGGCGGTCGCTAACTTGCGTCCGAACTCCATCTGCTTCTTGTAGTCCAGCGGGTCGGCCTTGGTGGCTCGGGCCATGGCGAAGGCGACATCGGCCTCGGGCGGGGCAGGCAGATAGGACTGGGCTAGGCGGGACTCAGCGACGACCACCTTGGGGGAGGTAGCGTTACGCTCGATGACCACAAGGGCAGCGCCGACGCGGTGATCCGTCTTGTCGAGGTCTTTGCCTAGGGTCGTGACGACGGCCTGAGAGGTCGGGGCGTCCGGCTGTTTCGGCAGCGGGTCAGTCGAGGACGTGCTGCACCCGGCCATCAGGAGAGAGATGACCAGGAGCGAGCGCACGGCTTACTTGCCTTTCAGCTGGTCGACAATGGACTTAGCCTTCTCGACCTTAGACGAGTTGGCGTTCTTCAGGCCAGCGTAGAAGCCGCCAGCGAAGGCGACGACGATGAGGAGCAGGGTGATCATGGGTTCGG